TTTTCAACCATGATTGCTTTTGCAAGCAAAGAAGTAGATTTAGACATAGTGATTCTCCTTATACACCAGTTGCAGTTACATAACGTGCAGTAGTGATAGCTTCTGGACGAAGAATCTTACGGCCATACAAGTTCATACCACGGACAATGTCAGCGAATGAATCTGGATCACGGTAGGTTTCAGTCTTAGCAATCTGCTGTGCAGAAGCAATAGCTGAATCGTGACCTGCTACGACTACGCCGAAGTCTGTCGCCTGAAGTGTAGATGAGGACTGAGCCGCACCGCCACCAACTACTGGCAAGTTGTTAGAAACATAGACACGGAATCCGTGCAAGTTGTTAACAGTCAAGCCATTGCGAAGTCCACCGTTCTCACCGAAGTCGGCGTTGAACAGACGTGAATCTTCATCACGGAGAAGTTCCATGAAGACAGGGTCAATAACCAACCAACGTCCATTGGTGTCAACGAATTGCTGGTCAAGAAGACGAGCCATACGGTTGATCAATTGGAGTGGAGAGATATCGTCATCTGTAGTTGCAGTAACACCAGGAAGACGTGGCTTCAGAGGAATAGCTTCACCAGCTACAGCGGCACCACCATCGTCCAAAGAGAAGTCAGTAGCGTCGAGCTTCATTGTTGCCAACAATTCGTCATTACCCGCAGTGTCAACAGCAACAGAACCAGCTACCTGATCGTTGACTGTGTCAGCGGCACCATTGATTGCAGACTGCTTGAAGCCTGAGATGTAGCCAAGTACTTCACGGTCAAACTGATCACGGAGGCGATAACCGGCACGGTCAGTAGCCATATCCATGAAGTTGACGTGTGAGTGTGCATCTTCAATGTCATCCATCTTGAATGCGAAGTAATGCGCTTGGTCAACAACAAGAGTAAAATCTTCGTCGTCGATGTCTTGCGCTGTGATCTGAGTACCACGTGAGTACTCTTTAACAGTGATTTCTGGCTCTTTGATGATCTTTACAGAGTCACCGAAGTTAGCGATTTCACCGAAGTAGTCGTTGTTAGTGATGTCTTCAACAATAGAAGACTTACGGAAGGCTTTCTGGACCTTCTGGGAATAGATTACAGGTGAGAAATTACCGTTAGGTAAGTTTCCATATCCTGCAGCTGAACGAAATGCCATGATAAGTTCTCCTCATAGTCAGGCATAATTTACATTACTAGATTACGACTGACCGCTTCAGAGGCTCATTGCTTTTATGGGTGTCGTTCTCTTGTTCTCGGCCAGAAGAACATTGAGTCAGAGGCCATCGGCTATGAGGTATTCTATTCACGGTTAGTAATCTTATATGCAACTAGAGTACGAGGTATCCATTGCCTTGGGGCCGTACTCATTGTTGCTTATGTTATGCGTGGTGTAGCTAATAAATATTGTATGTCAACAGTTATCGTGCCGCACCAGACATATCATAGACAAACTTGCCATTTTGCATTGCGTTAAGAATTTCTTCTTCGTACTTTTCGTACTCGTACGCTTTCAAGTTGGCAACCTTGCTTTCACTCCATTCTGCGTTTGGCGTAGCAGAAGGAGAATTCTTTCCAGTCTTAGAAACGGCTTTAGCAGCCTCTTTCTCTAACTGTGCGTCTGAACGCTTATCACTGATCATTCCCATGTCAGCCTTGAACAAGTCAATGGCACGGGCCGCAGCAATAGCGTCAGTTTCATTCTTGTATAGAGCATCCTGAAGATATGTAGGTTGCTCTTTAACCCATTGGTGAAAACGCTTGTCTGCTCTGATGCTATCAAAGTCAGGATGCATCTGCTTGAGTTGATGCTCTGCCTTTTCACGCTCTAATTGTGATTTCATCTTACGAAGATCGGACATACTCTGTTCGACTTCTTGGCTTGCTTCACGTGCTCGTTTCTGAGCAATTGAATCGACGATCTTGGCAACTTCAGGGTATTTACCCGCCCATGCCTCAATCTCTTCTTCAGAAGTAGGAAGCTTAAATTCTTCCTTGGACTTAGCCTGTACTTGACGCTTAAGCTCTTCTAGCTCTTTGTCTTTGTTTTCTACAGTCTGTTGCATGTAACGACGAAGATCACCGTAACGCTTCTTAAACGTCTCTTCTTCGCTGTCTACTTGCTCTTCTACGACTTCTTCAGTCGCCTGTACTTCCTCTTCCTCAATCTCTTCTCGACGTGAGTATCTTTTATTAGCCATTTGTATTTCCTTTTGCTGGGGGCCATAATGGGTAGCCCATAAAACTACTTGCGGCTGTTATACCGGAGGAGTAGCTTCCTCTTCTTCCGTAGGCATTGGCTCTTCAGGAGCTTCTGCTATAGGTTCTTCTGTAGGTGCCATCATTCCTGTATCTGCAGGAGCTTCTTCTTCACCACCAAGTTGTATATCATTGCCAAGTTGCTCACGTAAAGCAGACATAGCAGGTTCACCAATAATCTCGTCAAACAGTTCAACTGCAGGAGAAGCCAACAAGCGAGTTGCTAACTCTCTACGTTTCTGATCCATATCCATGAAATTACCCATCATGGTTTCCATGTCGTACTTTTGTCCGACAGGCTCATCCATAGGCATTTCTTCGGTCATTGGTTCCGCTTCAGGAGCCATTGGCTCTTCAGGTGCGGCCATACCTGTCATTGGTTGTTCAGCCATTATTAACTCCTTAAATTATTCTGGTCCTGAATATGTATCATCATCTGTCGTACTTTCAGACACCTGATCCTGACTTCCACTATCCATTTCAGATGCACTTGGCCCACTATAGCTATCGTTATCACCTCCACTTGGCTCATTGCCTGGAGATGCGCCAGTTACTGCAGATTGACCTGATATTTCTGCGTCAATTTGATCTAGCAAACTTCCCCAGTCAGCTTCGTCATTCCACGGATCAATTTCATTACCTTTTGAATCAGTGTGAACGTAGTCAGTTGCCCATGCGCTACCCGAAGCAGATCTTTGTAGTTCAGAAATTGTAGCTGTTGTCGTAGCGTTGAATGCGGCTTTATTAGGGTCAAAGCTGAGGTTATACGTAGGAGACATGCGAGTTGTTACCCTAGCATCTTCACCAAGCAAATCTTCTGCCTCAATTCCAAGCTGTTCTTGGCGAGTCATAGCCGCTCGCTTGGCACCAACTTCGTTGTATGTTTGTTTAGCCGCAAGACCCGCAACACCTATAGGGCCACCTGCCACAGCCAGTCCCATCTGTAAAGGTGTAATTGGTCTTTGCTCTGTAGCACGGGATAATGCTTTTCCAGCAAGGGTTGCTCCTTCGTAATCTTCTAAATCTTCAGCAGAAAGTGGTCCAAGATAATCTGCAATTTTAGTAGATAGTTGGTAGTTGTATGGGGTTGGTGCTTGCTCGACTGTTGGCTCTTCTCCGCCGTCTCCCCCTAAACCAGAAGGCGCACTCACTGCAGGTGCTTCTATAGGTACACAAGAACCACTGACTTCATCGTAGACAAAGCCTTCGCCACAGTCTGGAATCTCATCCCCTGTCCTACCGTATACTTCACGCATAACAGTTTCAGTAGGATCAAAGCGAGTAGACTGATCGGGTTGAAACTCTTCTTGAGATACTTCCTGCCCAGTTACAGGGTCTAAGTAATAATACTCAATACGGTTCGTATTGGGGTTGTAACGAGATGCTAGTGTGTAGTTAGGATTTGTACCTACACCTAAAGTACTGCTAGCTGCAGTAGTCACGCCTTCAGCGGCTTCTACAACCTCGTATTCAGCTTTTTCTACTTTAGGCTTATCTTTTTCTTCAATGTCGTAGTTGGGGTCATCATGATCATGCTCGTATGCTTCACCATCAACTTCAGCAATACGCCCGTCTTCAGCCATCAAGCCTAAGCCCATCTTAGCTTCACAGCGCATTTGCTCAAACGTCTTAACACCGTGCCACCGAACAACATCAGCAGGAATTACGTATTCACCTTCTGACAGCTTGGCATCAATATCATCTGCAACTTCTTCTGGCATTGAGCCAGCAGGAATCTCGTTACCAGATTCTTCTTCAATACCGATGATGACTCCCATGCCACCATTCATTAAACCACCCATGTTCATCTCCGGTGTTTCAGGCATACCAAACTTCTTGCCTTCTTTCTCTAGTTCCTGACGTAAGAGTTCTTGCCCGTCGATAGTGTCAATCTTATCGACAGGATTTTCTTCTTTCATCTTTTCGCCAGCTTCAGTCTTAATCATGATTCTGCCCTGTTATATTCATCTAACATTAAACCGCCAGAATATTTATTTACTATTTTTCTACTGACTATTCCCCGCCCTACATCTTTTGGAGATTCAAATCTTTCTGGGTTAGACACAGGGTACAAATACTTCTTACCGCCTTTCGGTACATCAAAGGCACTTCCTGCGGGAACAAGATGCTTGTCCTGCAGTTCCCTAAATGTTTTTTCGTCAACCTCAATAGGCTCACCAATCTCAACAGAACCGATAGCTTGTGCCTTACCGTCACCTGTTTTAGCAATACCTACACGTTGACCAACGTACGGGTCTAAACTACGGGAGTTCCTAGTCTCGTATACCTTTTCACCGCTGATAAGCTTCTCTGCGTAATCCAAGTCGGCTTTCTTATCGACTCGTACGTTGATCGCCATGTCAACGGTTGGTGACTTTTTTGCGGCACCCTCCGCAGACATGATACCTGTTTGAGTAGGTGTTTCCGTGTACTGCTTCATGAAGTCGCTATAGCGTGGCAAATCTTGTACACCTGCGGCATCATTGATAGCCTTTACTTCAGCATCGTCTAATATGCGGTTAATCTTTAGCTCACCGCTAATTAACCACTCACCAGTCATGTTGGGGTTAGTCTTGTACCGGTAACTACCGCCATGAGGAACTCTATCAGTGATGTGGGCAGTACCTACGTCAATACCACCGTCTTTTTTAACATTAGCCCTACGCAACGCTTCTTGTTGCCAATCTACATCTGCCGGTAATTCGACTTCAGCCCATACTTGATCATCCCGACGAACGTTAGGCATCTCTAACTTTTTAGTGCTACCCGTTGCAGGATCAATCATTGCTCCAATGTGATGGGCAATAGGTACATCTCCAGAGTGCCACCCCGGACGTGCGGCTACAGCCTTTACACTTTTAGTATTTTCTTTGGCAATAAAGCCGCCATCAACTAACTTCTTACGTAGTTCAGGATCGTCAGGTATTTCGACACTACTCCCTGTAGCCTTACGCTCACCGGTATCGTAGAATGCTTTCTTGCCAGTTTCAGTTTTAGGGGCAGTTGCCTTGGATGGAACGTAGTATCTACCGTTCTTTGCTTGGAAAATATAGTCAGGCATGTTTGCTTTAATCCACTCTCCAACAGGTAGCGGGTTGTTAGCATCTACAAACAGAGGGTACAAGTTATCGTCTTCACCTTTAGTGAATAGCTTGTAAGCCGTAACGGTCTTTTTAGGAACGTAGTTGTCTAGCTTTGAGATTTCTAGAGATGCTTCTGCAATCTCATCTGCAACCTTTGTTGCGTTATCCACAACCTTAGCCGCCGTCTTGCCTCCGGGAAGTGCACCCAAAGCGGCCATACCAAAGTCTAATAAACTTGCATCTTCGCTACCGCTAGCTAACTTATACGCTTCTTCAGCGGCATCAATCATAGACTGTGCTGTACCCGCAGGAGAGAAGTCTTCAATTAAATCTACGCCAGCTTGAACATACTCCCCGATACCCATCTTAGGTTCTGCTTCTTCTTCAGCAGTCTCTGATAATGCCAATGGGTCAGCCATTAAGCCGCCTTCGTTCATTTCAACTTCAGAACGATTTATAGAATACGTATCTTTGTAGGGAACATCTTTAGTTTGCTTCTCTGAAAAAGGAAGAACAGAAAGTATTTTTTTCAATTCTTCTTTTGCGTCTTCATCTCCCTCTCTAAGCTTACCTACTAAGTACAAAGGGTCTTCTATGTCCATAGCAGGTTCTTTTACTTTTTCAGGTTCTTCTCCTAAAAGAGACGCTATAAAACCTTGCTCGTCTTCATCTATTTTTTTAATAACTTCTTGTGCAGTTTCTAAAGCAACTTTGTCTTTGTCAAAAACTCCACGCTCATATAGCTGTGGTATGGACTCAATAGCAATTTTTAAAAGGGTATAAGGACCGTGTTGATTATCACTAGCTGCTTTGACATAACTTTCCGTTTTATCTTTTAACTCTTGGTCATTTTCAACTAACGCACGTAAATAATCAAATGCTCTAGCAACGTATTCCGTCCCGTATTGTTTAACTTTTCCAGAATCATCTGTGACAGAAAAAGGTTCGCCTCCAGTTAATTCATGAAATCCTTCGTGCCTAGCTACAGTCGCTGGATCATCTGATCCCATAGATACCATAACTTCTTTTTGATTCTCAAATTTAGGAGTAGCAAAACCAGAAGTAACTTCAGATAAGTCTAATCCTTTTTCCGCTTCAGACCCATAAGGCATAGTCAGTAAATACTGAAGCTCGTCGCCAAGTTCTTCGTCGTAAGGAATGTCTGGGTTACTGTCAAACGCCAACGTGTTAAGAGTATCTACATACCTTTCTTCTTGACTGTCTTGCCACAATTTAAAAGTTTCTGGATCGGATCGCTGAATAGAACGTACGTTTTCTTGATACAGATTTCTAGACTCATCAAAAAGTTTTTCTGCCTTTTCTTGGGGCAAGTCTTGCATTTTAGTTAAGGTATTTGCTCGTTCTAAGTTACGCATAAACTTAGTTCTAGCGTTATCTAACATGTTACCAACATTCTCAATACGGTCTGTATCAGCCACTATTGCTTACCTTCTTCCGCCTTCTGTACGGCCTCGTCTTTTAATGTGAGTAATCGACGGATTTCCCTAATCTGCCCCTGTAGCGAATACATCTCTGTTTCACTAGGACACTGTTCTAGTTGATGATGCAAATAGTTCAACCTGTCACCGACATAAGCCTCTAGGCGTTCCATGTTCTGTTTGCCATTGACCAAAGCCAATAGCTTACGTGCGGTTTCTACTTGCATTAAGCGGCCTCGGGTCCAGCAGTGTCAGGACGACTAAACCCCTCGGCTCCCGGCTCAGGTGCGTTTCCTGGCCCCATAGCTCCCGCTCCTACCCCTGCTTGGTTATCTGGTGTAGGTGACCCTTCCTGCCCCTGTTGCGCCGCTTGTGGGGCTTGTGGTGAAGACTGAGGGGCATATTGAGCCATTAGTGCCGCCTGAATAGCAGCCTCTCGTGGATCATTGACAATCTTATCTTCATCTAGGTCTAGTGAAGCGGCAATCTCACGGAGGATATAGTCGAACTTGATCATCGGAGCCATTGCAGGGTTAGTACCTAGTTGCATAACTTGCATAAGTTTCTGTGATCTGATCTCGTTACGCATCAAGGACTCCGTACCACGAGCAGTAATTGCCAAGTCGCCATTCGCTTCTGGGTCAAAGTCAAACTGCATATTGAACGCAAACATTGCCTTGCCTAACGGAGAAAGCAAATAATCATCGACGTTCTTGACAACAGTTTTAATATTCTGTGCCGCCGCACCCATGAGCATTGACATACCAGATGCAGTGCGGCCTACGCCCGTAACACCAGTTTGACCATGCGAGAATGATGGAATGCCCGTCGCCTCATCTGCAAGTTGACGTGACTTATCAAACAACATCATGTTCTCTTGTGCGACATTCTGGAACTTAGTGGAGAATAAAGCCTGACCCGGAGCACCTCCCTGACGACGGAATACTTTGCCGGGGTATACAGACAAATCCTGACCGGGAACTAAGTTTGTCTCGTCCACCTCAAAGATCAGGTTGCCCGACAACACAGCGTTGTCTACGGCCATACGCATAAAGCCATTCATCAACTGTTGCGTATCTTCCATATTCTCAGCAACACCAATACCAAAGAAGCTGTAAGGGTTCAGTTCAAATGGTACTGCGTAGAACGGAATACGAGTTGGTTTAAATGGGTTAAGTACTAAACGCAATAAGTTATTTCCACAAACCCATGCGTTAACTTGTACCTGATCAACATTCTTTAATTCTTTAGGTAACTTTAGTCCTGCCTCTTCTGCAAGTTCAGCGTCAATAACGCCCCAGTACTCCAGAACTTCCCACCGATTAACTTCCATTGTGTAGTTGCTATCGTCGATAACATCTTCCCAATACTCTTTGGCGTAGTTAGAACCGGCCAGAATTGCACGTTCAATTGCTTCATCACGGAACAGTGGGCGATCCTTTAACGCTCTCATGTCGGAGCGAGACATGCGGTGACGGTACACCACGTGCTCTGCTTCATCCATGTTATACGCATCAGAGTCTGGGTAGAAGTTCCAGATAGACACAGCCTCTAGGCGAGGGCGAGTCTTAATAATAGGATCGTACTCACCATCTTCAGTCCACCGAGGATATTCTATATCTTCTGCAAATGGACCTTTGATAATACCTGTACCAAATAAACATTGCTCGAAAGCAACAAAACGAAGGTGCTTGTTTCCATCAGACTCAGCGATTTGGTCATGGATCTTTTTCTCCATGCGCTTGGCCGCCTCGTTAGCAGGTTCGTAGATTGCAGAAGTCATGGTGTTACCCGGACCTGCTTTAATCTTATCCTCTGCGCCTTTAACTGCATTCGCAATAGGGCCAAGGTCACGAGGACTTACCGCACCTTTGGGTACTTCACGCCCATCACCTGCGTAACCTACGTTAAGTTCTTCGTAGATTGGCTTCAATGCCTCTGGGATAGCGGCATCAATGTGAACAGTATCTTTGATACCTTCTGGGATTGGAGTTTCTTCAACACCAATAGGAAACTTGTTCCCTGCAAACAATACATCAGTTACTTGGCTATACGCCGCAAGTACTTTTGTCTTTGTAATCTTGATGAATATTTGTGAACGTTCAGTTTCTGTGAACTGAGTCGTATCATCATATACACCACGATAGTTTTTGTACGCAGTTAACCAACGTTCTTCGTCTGTTAAGCGACGGTCTTTAGATCTTTGGTATTTGCTACGGATTTCAGCTACGAAGGCGGAGTACTCTAAGTCTTCACTTTCATCTGCACTATCTTCCAATGCAATTACTTCGTCTTCATTAAATTCTGGTTTATCTACAATCGCCATTTACACACCTGTTAATACCCAAATACGGGGTCCATTGGTCTCCACGCTGTTTTATTAAAATCGTTATCAAAGTCAAATAAACCTCTCGACTTAGGTCTTGACATAATCCCGTAACGTATAGAATCGTATGCGTGGTCAGACGCATAACGTGGATCAATGTCGTCTGTTCCTTTAGGGTCCGTCGGTATCACCTGCATATCTGCAATAATTTGTCTGCAGGTATTAAAGAACACAATATTTGGCTGTTCTATCTCTTCGTTGACTTTTAGCAACTCATGCAATCTGTTTTTACCGGCAACACGTGATCCACCAGTACGGTCTGAAGGTCTCCACCGGCATCCTTCTGCAATCATCTCTTCTGCGATGGATGGACCGGTATGCCCACGGCTATGCCACGTTGAACTATCTAGCACCCCGTAACGAATATCTTCACCCGCCTCTAACTCTAATATTTTTCTTGCTAAATCACGTGATGTATGTTTTGATACGTACAATTCCCTATAGACGTACAGAGTCTCAAAAGCAGGGTCAATAGCAAACCAATGAACTGCTGAAAAAGAACTGTAACCAAAGTCACACGATCTGAACTTAGTCCAGTTGTGAGGAATGTCAAAAGCATCACAAGTATGAGTGCTTATCTTAAACTCAGGGAAAGCCGCACCATCAGCTACAGTCCAATCCCCTTCTAGCAACTGCCTACGTTGTTGTTCAGGCATAGACAGCAAGTTAGCTTCGTACATACCGTCTTCGTACAGGTGCGGGTTATCTTTTAACGTGGCAGGAATAAAGCGACGATAGAACAGAGGCTCACCTGCTCTTTTGTGGTTAGGCGGGTAACGTAACTCTTCACTAGTTTCTAAATCACGAGGGACAAAGCTTGTGTTGGGTACAGCAGGGTCAATGAACATCTGCTTAACCCACCCGTGGCCAGGACCTCCCGGGTTCGTGGTAGCTCGCATACAGAGGGGAAGATTAGGGTCTGTAGTACGCAAACGAGAACGCATGTAGTCCCAAGCGAATGGAGTAGGATGTTGAGTGAGTTCGTCGAACCCGATCCAAGTAAAGGCTTGGCCCTGATAGCGCAGTACATCGTCTTCTCTGTCCAAATACGTAAACCAAAGTCTCGCTCCGCTAGGGAACGTCCACTGTGATTTGCGCTCTGACCATCTTGCGCTCTTAAATACCTTCGGATATAGCTCCTGAGACTTCCATACAAGCTCTCTAAGCTCATCTGAACGCCTACGTAATAGGAGACCATTAAAGTTGGAGTTAGAGACGAACCTGAGAGGATCTACGAGCAATGCGTAAGACTTACCACCCCCTGCAGCAC